CTCTAAAAAGGTTCGTGAATTGATAGATGCTAATCCAACTGAAGATAAAGCACAAAAAGCTATAGAAAAGTTGCAAGCAAAAATCAAGAAATTAAGAGAAGATAACAAAAAAAATAAGGAGAGTAAATAATGGGAGGCGGTTACGAAACAACGGCTACTGTTAAATCAGTAAAACTTGACTATGATGTTGAAAAACAATGGGGGAGTTGGAATCCTACATTTGATATGTTTTTAACAATTACATACAACGATGGTCAAGATTGGGATAATCAGATGGAAATATTCGGTAAAGTCAAAAGAGACATTGGAACAGAAGACCCTAAATCTTGGGGTTCAGCTTTCAAAGTAAAGGTATTCTTTGAATCTGTATTTAACGAAAAAGACCTATTGATGAACGATGATTACACAGTACCAGATAAATGGCTTGACAAAGCTATTGATAGAAAATTCAAGGTATGTAAATACAAAACAACTAAAGTAAAGAAAAATGGTAAACATTTTTGGGATACTTATAGTATAGTAGCACCAGCTAGTGCAGCTGACGGAACACTTAAAGATAAAGTTCTGAAAGATGTAAAAGATGGTTGGATAAAAAATTACTACAGCGATGATATAGGCACTGATTTTAATCCAGAAAGCTTAAATACTAAAGAAGAACCAGCAAAAGAAAGCAGTAATTCTGCAGATTTTGAACTGGATATTTGATCATGAAAGTACCAACCGTAAAGTTTATCATTAAAAGGTGGTTACGAAACAGATTAGATAATGGTCTTGATTCTGTGGCTTCACATGAAATAGAGACCACTTTGGTTGAGTACGGCAAAGAGTACTGGGGGAAATTACACACCCCCAGTACCTATTCACGTGCTTGGCGTACCTTAAAAAGCGGAACTGAACTAGATGATATAGATGTCAATAAAGTAGAAGAAATAAAGAATAAAAGTGCGGAGACAACATGGAAACTCGTAACTGGTATCTAGAGTATGCTGTATCAGCAATAAGTAACAGAAATCATTTGTGTAAATTAAATGACTTTCCAAGTATTGCTAGTAAAAACAAAGGTTCAGAAATATACAGAAGTATGTTCTTGTATGATTCTGACATCGTTGATTTTGTAGCTAAAAACGGAACTGTTACAGGCTTTAATGGTGTGCAAGGCGTTGATAAATTGGTAATTGACATAGACTATGTTAAAAACGATAATGACAATGGCAATCAAACTAAAAATAAAGTGTTGGATGTTATTGACAATATGACCAAGTTATTAATAGAGCCTGAACACTATAATATCTGGTTTTCAGGTAAAGGTTTTCACATTCACTTAGGAAATGTATACGGATTTGAAGATTCAAATACACTTTCTAAACAAGTAAGAGCGACTATGCAACGTGACTTTGGTGAACATATAGATATAATATATGACAGCAGAAGATTGATACGTGCAGGTCATTCTTATCATAAAGGTTCTAGGTTATTTAAAATACCTATAGCTTATAGTGAATTAGAAGAACTTGATTATTCTGAAATAACAGAACTAGCCAGAACTGTTAGAACTGACTTCAAACCTCACAAAATAAAACAAGAAAAGATAAAAAGCTTAGATCCTATGGATATGAGCCGTAAAAACATTGAAGAAGTACGTAAAGTATTTGACAATGCTAAAGGTATATCTACAAGATATATTACATGCGTACAGCATATTTATAATGCAGGTCATGTACCAAGCAATAGACATAAACATCTACTTGCATTGGTTAGTATCTGGAGAAAGAAATATGCTTTTGATAAAGTAGCTTGTGACCATCTTGCAAGAGCTTATATGGCTAAGATGGAAACTCCATTACCTCCCGTTGAAACAAGTAAAATAGTAAGTGATGCGTTTAAGAATGACTACAACTACGGCTGTAATCATCCTGTACTGCAACCTTACTGTGATAGTAAATGTCTTTTATTCAGATGGAAAAATCTAGATGAAGAAAGTACTATACTAAATGCTGAAGGCATGACAAATAAACTAATAGAGTACCTTACAACGGATTATACTGATAGGTCATTTGACTTAAAAAGTATATTTCCATTTATGCAAAGGTCTCATATGTTTACAACAGGGCAACTTATTACCTTAATAGGTGATACTGGTTTAGGTAAAACAGCATTTTATCAATACTTGATAGTAAGACTTCAAAATATCAAAACCTTGTTTCTATCTTTAGAGGTAGATGACATTACAATGACTAGAAGATTTCTACAGGCTGCACTTAAAATGACCAAAATGGAAGTAATAAGTGCACTTAAAAATAAAGATCAAGACATTATAGATAAAGCAATGAAAGGCATTGAGCATATACAGCTCGAAACAACATGTCCTGACATTGATGATCTAGCTAGTGTTGTATCTGAGTCTGGAGCTAAGATAGTTGTTGTAGATACCATAGACCGTGTTAAAGCAAAGTATGCTGGTAAAGATGACTTTGCAAGACAAGAGATCATAGCTAATGGTTTAAAAGACCTAGCAATGAAAGAAGACGTTATGGTATTAGCAGTTCATCACATTTCTAAATCTGCATCTTACAATTTCAAAGAAACAAATACACTGGACGTGCATAGTGGTAAAGGCAATAGTGCTATAGAACAAAAGTCAGACCAGTATATTGCGTTTCAAGGAAAAGAACAAAGTAAAAGCAGAGTAGTAAGGTCTCTAAAAGCTAGAGACGAATCAATGTTTGAAATGCTTCTCAACTATAATTGGGAAACTTTCACATTTGATAAACGAAACTAAAGAGATGGCTAAGTCTATGAGCAACTTTAAATGGCTTAGCCTTTCTCACCACATACCTAGGAGTATACTATGGCAGTAGTAGAAATACACATAGAAAATGATAAGATACAAAAAATAGAAGGTCAAGACGCTTATGTATATGTGCATGATCATGATATGAAAAAAACAATAACAATGATATTCAATAAACAGGAAGAACAATATGACAACTGGAAAAACTTGGAATCTGCTAGGGTTCGAGATACTAAAGAAAGCACTAACGAAAGAGACGGATAGAACATCTTATAGAATAACATTATTTAGAATGTTCTTAGTTGGAATAGGTTATTCAACATTACACGGAGAACATATTCACGTAACAATAGGAATAACACGTTTAGAGTTATTCACATCCTTTACAATAAAGAAAAGGTGGTTATTATGAAAAAACCTAAAGCAAACATTCAATCACAAATGACTCAAAGATTGATACATTTATTAAGTGATCTTGAAAATTGTGATCGTCAAAGAATGAGCAGTAGTGGCAAACATTACTTAGATGAAATATGGAAACTATTAGGGCAACCTACTTATTCACAAGTAAAAAAATATAACGAGGAGGAAGAATAATGGGATATAGGTCACAAGTTATTGCTGGTGTTCCTAAGAAAGATAAGAAAAAAGCTTTAAATATTATCAAAGATTGGGATTGGATATCAGAAAAAAATGAATATCGTGATTTTTATGAAAACAGCAAAAAAGAATATGTATACTTTATGGCTGATTGGTGGAAATGGTACGATGGATATGATGACGTTGATAAATTCAATGATTTCATAGATAAAAGTAAAGATAGATTCTTATTAGCAGTAGGAGAAGATGGTGCTCTAGTTGCAGAAATTGGAGAACCATACGACCATGGAGTTTATCGAGTCTCATCTATTAATGAAGAAATTATTTGGGAACCAACTAAAGAGAGTGAAATATGAGTGGCAAAGCACCAAAACAAAAAGGTAACAGAATCGAAAGAGAATGTGTGAACCTAGCTAAAGGTTACGGTTTTGTATCTAAACGTGCTTGGGGATCTGATGGCAGATCACTAGGCTGGCATGAAGAAGTAGACATGACTATAGAATGTGACAATATGGAAAATGTAAATCCAATGAAATTCCAAGTAAAAGGTCGTAAAGCTATAGCAGACTATTTAAAACCATGTGAACACGTGTTTGGACAAATTCTCAAAGAAGATCGTAAAGAAGCATTAGTGGTGCTTCGATATAAAGACTTGTTAAACATCTTTAAGATGTTAACGGGATAAACCTCTTTGTCTGAATATTGGATTTTCCATAGGAAAAGACGGTTTCAAAAAAGAGGATGACAAAGCTTGGGGGGTGAGGTTGGCTCTGAACCCCCTTTAGCATAAAGGAATTAATATGAATGCAGAAGAAATGTTGTTAAAATTAAAAATGTTAGTAAACGTTTTATCTGCTATGAAACCTAATCATAGCGATGCAGAACGTATACTAACAGACATTATGAAATTAATTGACGATATAGAAGAATATTACAAAAAAGAAATTGCTTATGGGAAAGACTACTAAAGGTAAATATGATGCTACAAGATTTGAAGCAAAAAAAGCAGATAAAGACATAAAACATTGTATTAAATGCAATTTATGCTGGGAAATTGACTGGCATCAGACCAGAACTACTTACAATAGAAAAAGAAATAGGACATTGTATAATCATTACGATAATTTTCCAACTTACGGAAAAGAAAAAGAAATATGTCCTACTTGTAAAAACAAAGGAGAATAAAATGAGTTGGTATTATCTTTATGAAATAGCTATAACAGGTGTATTTGATGACCTATTTATAGGTTTTTGCATTGCTGTATTCTACTATCTTAATAAGTTAGATAGAAGAAAATATCATGGTAAGTAAAAAATACATAAAACAGGCTTTTAAACATGAAGGAGTTCAATTAGCTAAAGGTTCTATTCAGGCTATTGAATATGAATTAAAATTACAAACATCCCGTATGGCTAAAAGATGTAAAGAAGGTAATTTAAAACGTTTAACCCCAGAATTGTTTTGGGTTGCTTTAGGGAGAATAAATAATGGATAAATATAGTGACTGTTGCGAATCTGTATTACTTGAGCAAGAAACACTTATGTGTTCTAGTTGCAAAGAACATTGTGATATAGTCAAAAGGTATTTTGTAGATTTATCTAGTCTTGAAGTATATGCAAAAAACCAAAATGAAGCTTGGGATAAAGCATGGGACATGTATCAAAATGGTAGTATTTTAAGTGAAATAGAACTCAGTTGTATTGAGGAGTGGTGACAAACTTAAGAAAACGGACGTAGGAAACAGTAAAAGGAACGCTTTTCTAGAAAGCTCAGTACTTTGACCTTTCCTACCGATGTTTTTTATTCACCTAAATACTCTTTAATATCCTCTTCTTGCATCCTGATACGCTGTGCTCTTTCTATTCTGCTCTTCATTTTATTATAAGGAATCCTAAATAGTATCTCAGGTGCTCTTTCTATGCCTCTATATGGTCTATCATCAGCTAATTGTTTTATTTGTCTGGCAGCACGACCAAATGGAAACATAGTATATACTGTATAATTTGTAAAATCTTCTGTTTGCCCTGTTAACAACTCACCAAAAGCCTCTGGTACTCTAGCTATAGGTGGTTTTAGTACGTTAAGTGGGCCAAGCTTTGAGCCAAAGAAAGCCATTTCTTTTTCTCGTTTGTCACCAAAAGTATAATCAGCTAAAGCTTGTACCCAATCCCAAGGAGGAGGTAACGTTGTGTCAAACAAACTAAACATAAAAGCACTGCCTAGTGCATACATCATCATATCTATTGCAAACGTGTCTTTAAATCTTTCATAAGACTCAGTACCTTCTTTAAAGTTTTGCAGTTTAGCTTGTCTATAAAATTCTTTACGCATTCTTATGCTGTTAAAAACAAATAGTTTAAACCTGCCTAACACTTTACCCATAGAAGTTCTCATAAATGCTGGTCTATGTGCATTTTGATATAAAAACTGTGTCATTTCAATGCCACGTTCTGCTCTTTCAAATACATACTGGTCTGCTAATGACATATCTTTACCTGCAGCTTTAAATCCTTCAACTGCTTGTAGACCATGAGCTATAAAAGCGTTAAGTCGATTAACTCGTTCACTTTGTTTCATTAAAAACCCACCAGTTTTTAACATTAGATCTTTTACGCCATATCGATCTACAACATTTAATACACTTTCATCACGTTCACCTTTCTTGCTTTTTATAGCTTTTGTAAGGTCTCTCTGAAAGTCTTTTATATTAACACCTGCTTTTCTTAAACCACTTTTCATTGGTTCGTTATATTCAAATTCATTTTTAATAAAATTGTCAATAACACCACGTTCTTCTAAAAATTTTAGCAACTGTTTACGATTGGTTACTTTCGTACCATCTAATAACTTTAAAACAGTGTTACCCTTA